GAGATCCCCTAAGTATTCTCTAACTAGAAAAGATCTCTCTGCTATTGGTCAACTGGAACTCCATAGTATTTACTCTAAGTTTTGGGCAGAACACAAGGTCAGTCAAACTATCTCTGTAAAGGAAGATGAGTGGCTCACTGTTGGTTCCTATGTCTTTGATAACTTTGATGACATATCTGGAGTATCGTTCCTTCCTTATTCTGACTACGTGTACAAACAAGCACCATACACAGAGTGTACAAAACAAGAGTTTGACACACTAAACAAAAGTATTCCAGAGATTGACTGGAGTAATCTTCTTAAATATGAGACACTTGACAGTACCTCCGGCTCCCAAGAGCTAGCGTGTACTGCTGGTGGCTGTGAGATATAAGGACATTTATGGACTATAACTTAGTATCCAAAGAATTAATTCAATACCTTGAAGAGATGTTTCCTAATGTACTTCCACCTAAAGGAACAACTGAAGTAGAACTACTATTCTTACAAGGTCAGATGTCTGTGGTGGATAGACTTAAACAAATTTACGAGGATGACAATGTGCATAGGTAAACCGCCTAAGATGCCTACAATTCAGATGCCTCCTCCTCCACCTCCTCCTGCAATGAGGGATGCACCTGAAGTAGATGCCGCAGAATTTGAAATGAATGCTGCACCTAAGTCTGCTACGAAAAATAGAAAGAAGTATCGGAAGAAAAGTACTGGATCATCTAAGTCAGTTGGGAATAAGAACTATAAAGGTGGAGGACTAAATGCCTAAAAGGAGTATATAATGTGTACAGCAGGAGTTAAACAGGCAGGTAGAGTAGCTAGTGAAAGCTTCAAGGACAAAGCTATTAGAGATGACCACCAAGAACAATACTCTAAAGCGACTGAGTCTGCACAACGTAACGCAGGTCAAGCTAGTGGTGATATGTACGACTCATTTACAATGGGTATGGATGGTATTGGGGAATTTGTGGAAAAGAATACCAGATCTTTAATGCCACAATCAGAAGATACACCAGAGGTTAGTGACACACAATCAGCAAACTACTCTAAATCATCTTCCGAAAAGTCTAGCCAATCCACAAGTAAAGCTAAGAAAAAAGGTGGAGAAGGTACTGGTGGAAGTAAATCTCAATTTTATGCAAAAAAATGAAAGTGAAATATGAAAGTTTATACTGAAGTTGTCTACACATGGGATGACACAAAGAACGAACTAGTTGAAGAGTCTTCCAAGTCATTTGACTATGAGGGAGAGGTAACACAATGTTGGGGTGGAAGTTTTGGTTCTGCGGTGAGAAGCGTTAGCAGACAGGTTAAAAGCGCAGGAACTAAGATTAGGAAGTCAGTAAAAGCTACCCCTGCTCAAGCAAAAGCTTTCTCTGCACGCCTAAAACAAATGAGGGTAAACGTACACCAAGCCACAAAGGTTGCCGCAGCAAAAGTTCAAGCAGGATTAACCAGTGCTTCAAAGACTGCTCAAAGTGCAGGAGCTACCGGACTTAAGAAAGCTCAATCTAATATGGGAGGTCTAGCAGACGCAGGTAAAGCAGGTCTACATGCAGCAACAGATGCAGGTAGAACTAATCTACATACTGCGACAGACGCAGGTAAAGCCTTTGCTACCGATTTAGCTGACAAAGGTTCTGCTTTTCGGGATCAAGTACTTGGTAAAGGTGGTAAAGATGGAGGTGGTCAAGCAGGTGGTTCTCAAGAAGCAATGGGATCTACTGGATCTACTAGTGAAAAGAGTGGTAAGTTTGGATCTAAGGGACAACTTTCTACAGCCAAAAGGAAAAAAGCAAACACAGGAAAGAATAAACTTAAAGTTAGAGTAGCATGAAAAACAAAGTAGAAGAGTTACCAATAGGTCAACTTGCTGGTTTGTATGAGCGATCCTTTGGTGAACGTGAGACATATCTCAATAGAGCTAGGGAGTGTGCTAAACTAACTATCCCCTCACTTCTTCCAGATTCAGGTGCAAACTTTTCTACAGTATATAAGACACCCTTCCAAAGCATAGGTTCCAGAGGTGTGAACCACTTGTCAAGTAAACTACTCCTCACATTACTACCTCCTAACTCCCCCTTCTTTAGACTCACTATTGACGACTTTGATCTAGCAGAACTAGCAGGAGATGAGTCTCAACGTGGTGCAGTAGAAGAGGGATTCTCACGTATCGAGAGATCGGCTATGGGTGAGATAGAGAGTAGTGCCTATCGTGTACCTGTGTTTGAAGCATTAAAACATTTGATTGTCACAGGTAACTGCTTACTGTACCTTCCTGAAAAGGGTGGTATGAGAGTATTTCACTTAGACAGGTACGTATGCAAGCGTGACCCAATGGGAAACCTTCTATACTTGATAACAAAAGAAACACTTGATGCAAAGACAGTGTCTCCAGAAGCAAGATTAGCTCTGGGGCTTCCCTCACCAGAGGAGCTTACCCCTGAGTCTCCTGATAAGCCCTATGAGCTATACACTTACATTTGTAACAAAGAGAAATACTGGCATGTACATCAGGAAATAGGTACAACACCTATACCTGAGTCATACGGAAAATACAAGATTGACAAGAACCCCTTCATTGCACTACGATTTAGTAGGGTAGATGGAGAATCCTACGGACGAGGACTCGTTGAAGAATACTTAGGCGACCTTCGTTCTCTTGAAGCCTTGACACAGGCTATTGTAGAAGGATCTGCGGCTGCGGCTAAAGTCCTATTCTTAGTTAGACCTAATGGTACTACAAGAATAAAAACAATAGCAGAAGCACCCAATGGTGCAATAGTACAAGGTGATTCAAATGACGTTTCTACACTACAGCTTGATAAGTTTAATGACTTTAGAGTTGCACTAGAAACTATGAACTCAATTAGAGATAGGTTATCTGCGGCTTTCCTACTCAATTCCTCAGTACAAAGAAATGCTGAACGAGTAACAGCAGAAGAAGTGCGCTTCATGGCACAAGAACTAGAGAGTGCTCTAGGTGGTGTCTATTCTGTTCTGTCTCAAGAATTCCAGCTTCCTCTTATTAATCTCATCCTACAGAAACTAATCAAAGATGGTAAGATGCCTGACTTCCCAAAGGGGAAAGTTAAGCCTCAAGTCGTGACAGGATTAGAAGCTCTAGGTAGAGGTCAAGACCTAACTAAGTTAGCACAGTTCTTAGAATATCTTGCTCCACTTGGCCCAGAAGTAATAGCTCAGAAACTCAATGTGGATGACTACATGGATAGACTTGGTGCTTCACTTGGTATAGATACAGGAGGATTAATAAAGTCTGAAGAACAAATACAACAGGAACAAGCCCAAGCACAAGAAGCTCAACAGGCTCAAATGCAAGAGGCTCAACAGGCTCAGATGATGAGTGACGTTGTTAAAGGAGCAGTCCCACCAGTCGCAAAAGGTATGGGAGAAGGTATGAAGGACAATCCTGAAATGGCTGAGATTATCCAGCAAGCAATGGCATCACAGATGGGTGGAAACGCATAATCACACACTCTAAAAAGGACACATGTCTACAGATTCAGTAAATACATATCAAGGTGAAGGAGCAAATCCTGCCGGAACACCAGATCATATACATGAAATGCTTGCAAAGGTGGAGACACCTATTGAAGCTAGTGATGTGGGACTTTCAGATGAAGCACCAACTGCCGGAATACAGGATAGACCTGAGTGGTTACCAGAAAAGTTTGGTTCTGCTCAAGAGTTAGCACAAGCATACAAGAGTTTAGAACAGAAGTTATCTGGTAGTCAAGAAGAAGTAGAACAATACCAACAGAACGAACAACAATTACAAGATAATCAAGAGATTCAGGAACAATCATCATCACAAGTGTACCAGTTACTTGATGAAAGAGGTTTAGACTTCCAAACTTTCCAAGATGAATTGAATGAGACTGGAAGTTTATCTAATGATGCCTACGAAGCTCTTCAAGAAGCAGGTATACAACGTGAGATGGTTGATACTTGGATTGAAGGTCAGTCAGCCAAAGCCGAACAAAATATAAATAACTTATATGACTTAGCTGGTGGTACTGAATCCTACAACCAGATGCTACAATGGGCTGATAACAACCTCCACCCAACTGAAGCAGAAGCCTTTAATAAGCAGATAGATAGTTTAGATGCTACAGCAGAACTAGCAGTCGCAGGTCTATATGCAAGATTCCAACAGTCTGAAGGTGCAATGCCTTCGTTAATGGCTGGTGATACTAATGTGTCTATTGAGCCACGTTATGAATCATTAGCACAAATTACTTCGGCTATGAGTGATCCGAGGTATGAAAACGACCCTGCTTATAGAGCACAGGTCGCAGGACGGCTGAGTAATTCTTCCGTTCTTTAACAAAGTAATCAAAGACAAAATCAAACAGTAAGACTTTGCCCCATGCGTGGGATAACTCTGTGCTGACCTTTGTGAGACTAAGATTTCTGAGTTACTAACAATAACCCTTAATCAAGGAAAAACATTATGGCTACTGATTATAGTGCTATACATAGGTCTGGAGTGAATAATGCTGGTGCAGATGCACGTGCGTTATTCTTAAAGTTATATGCAGGAGAAGTGCTTACAGCTTTCCAGTCCAAAAATATAATGATGCCTTTGCATCGTGTCCGCACGATCTCTAAAGGTAAATCGGCTCAGTTTCCGATGACTGGTAAGTATCGTGATGCGGCTTATCATACACCGGGTAAAGAGATTGTACCTACAGCTTCTAAGCAAGGTGAACGTCTTGTCTCAGTTGATGACCTCTTAGTTAATGCTCAGTTTGTTCCGAACATTGACGAAGCGATGTCACACTACGACATACGTTCCATCTATACTCAAGAAGCAGGATTTGGACTCGGTAAAGTTGCCGACCAAAATATCCTACGGCTCTGTATTAAAGCTGCTCTCTGTGAGAATGCTGCTTTAGCTGGTACATCTACAGGAGCACCAATGATCCAAGACTACTCTATCTTTGATGACGAAGATTTCTCAGGTAACGTAGTTGTTGGTGGAGATGAGACTACTACTAGTAGTGTAGCATCTTCTATCCGTGATCCTAAACAGATTGCACAGTCACTAATGGATGCCAAGCGTATTCTTACTAATAAGAATGTTCCGGGCGACCCGTTCATAGTTATGTCAAATGACATGTACTATGATATGTTTAAGATTTCAGGTTCAACAAATCTGAATGACTTAGCAATCTTCAACCGGGATATTGGTGGATCAGGAAGTGTTGCAACAGGACAAGTACCTACAATCTTAGGTATGCCTGTGTACGTAACTAACCACATGGGTTCCTACACTAATACAGCAGGAACTACATGGTCTTCTGATTTGTGGACTCAAGCTTCTACATCTGCAACGGATGCTACTAGAATGGCTGTTCATGAAACTGGAACCGCACCAGCTTGGGGCGATCATCAACCTCTAGGTGCTGCTACTGGTTCTGGAAGAACTACTCAGTATGACGTAGGTTACGATACCACTTCAGCTATATGGGATACTCATATAACTAATACTGGTTCAGTTGGTTCTAGTGCTGCCGCACGAAAAACTGCTTACATCTCTGATGTTGCTTTACGTGTACGTGCTCTTGTAATGACTAAAGACGCAGTCGCTACTTGTAAACTGATGGATCTTTCGGTTGAGTCTGAGTATCAGATTAATCGCCAAGGTACATTAATGGTGTCTAAGTACGCAATGGGACATAACGTGTTACGTCCTGTGTGTGCTGTAGCTTTGCTTCAAGGTT